AGAACCAATCAGCATGCCCTCGATTGTGAATTTCTTTCAAGAAGTAGTCATCAGGCTTGCCACAATTTCTTGCCATAATCTGAAAGATTTTCTTATTTAATCTGTCAGTTTCAGCTGCAGACGCCTTGACTTCTTCATTCTTTCCATATTGTCCTGAAGCCACATCGTGAATCATAACAGTTGCGTCGGGATCCATAAACCTCATTCCCTCTTCTCCACAAGTCAAAAGGACTGCACCGCAAGACATTGCTTTTCCTTCTACAATTGTCGCGACTGGTATAGGTGATGCTCTAATTGTCGCTATCATTGACATGAGCGAATATACTTGACCACCGTATGAGTCAATTACAACAGGAATAACTTTTTGACCTGTGCTTTGCGCCATTGAAAACTTATTTCTAAAGTCATCAGCTGACTGCTCATCAAACTTATTAACAACTACAATTACAGGATTCTGACTAAGCTCAAACTCTTTTAAAAGACTTGAACTACTAAACTTCCATAGCATGATAACTCCTTTAAACTATGAACACTTACTGCTGCCACAAGACTGGCATGTAACACACCCTTCCTGATAGACTAAACTATTTTCTGCGCCGCAGTTTACGCATGTTTTGTCTCCGCCGACTGTTCCATCTGGAATATAATTCTTTAAACATCTAGCAATAACTTTGCTGAAGCTAAATAGATCTGCTTCTTTATCTTTTTGAAGCTGCTCAACCACATATTGGATTGGTGCTCCATGACGAAGTGCAAGTGAAATTGTTCTAGTGTAGCCCGCATAGTTTGGATTATCAAACACTGAGACGACATCCTTGATAGCAAACTCTTCTTCACCTTCGCCGCAATGTAAATCATACTTAGAAAGCATTGTCTTTCGTTGTCTACGACGAAGCTCTCCATATTTGTGCTTTCTAGGAATTTCTACATACTTACTTAACCCACCAATAACTTCGTATGGGCGCCCTTCCATCAATCCAATTAACAGAGTCCACTTTTCACCCTTGATTGTTGCATGATGAATTTCGCATGGTAGATTTTCTGGTCGCTTAGGAGCATTGTTATCAACAAACTTCATTTCGGATCGATCTTTTGGCTTGTTAGACTCTTCACTAACTAAAACACCAGATCTGGAACCATCACGATAAACCGTGACGCCCTTACAACCGCTTTCCCAACCTCTCATGTAAACTTGCTTAACAGTCTCTACGTCGATGTCGGCTGGAAGGTTTGTAGTATTTGAAATTGCATGACAGACCCATTTCTGTGCAGCGGCCTGCAAGTCTACCTTAGAAACCCAATCAATCTCATTGGCTGTTGCTCCAGCGTATGGGCTCATTGCAACTAGTTCATCATTGTCTTTTCCTGACAAAGCATCTACATCTTCTAAAAGTTTCTCAGACATCCACTGTGAGAATCCGTGATGGTAAACTGAAAATTCTGTCCAGCGATCTCCTAAATCATCAATAAAATCAACTCTTGCATCTTTATCATTTGGATTGATCTTCTTGCGACGTGTATAGTGCAGCATAAATGCCGGTTCAATTCCGCTTGTAGTCTGAGTGAGAACAGAAACAGAGCCTGCAGGTGCTGTTGTAGTATTGGCAATATTTCTACGACCCCATCTACGGTTCCATTCTCTAGAAGTAAGTTTTTCAACCATTGTATCTTGAAGAAGGTCTGTCTCATCAATTGCATCAAAAATTCTATCTAAGAAAGGATGCCCTTCTTCTCTAGTCGCGTCATGAACTGCAAATGAGCCTCGTTCCTTTGACATAATCATAGAAGAAACATATGAATTAATTGCAAGCGTTTTATAGATCATTTCAGTCATTTCAATACTCTGCTGACTACCGTAAGTAACACCTAACATTGCCAAGGTATCACCTATTCCTGTGATGCCTAGTCCTGTTCTTCGACCATTAACAGCTTGATCTCGAATAGTATTCCAAAGATTAATTTCTGGCTGCTTGGCTGCAGGTGTTTCAGGATCTGTTTCAATCTTAGCAAGAATTTTATCAATCTTTTCTATTTCTAGATCGATCATATCGTCCATCAATCGCTGTGCTTTTTGTGCAACTTCTCCAAAATGATCAAAATCAAACTCAGCGTTATCAGACCAAGCATTCTTAACAAAAGAAGTAAGATTGACTAGCATTAGACGACAGCTGTCGTAGGGTGAAAGAATAATTTCACCGCAAGGATTGGTAGAGGTTGAGCCAAAGCCTTCTGCTTTGTAGATATCAGACGGAGTCATTCTCTTCGCTGTATCCCAAAACAGAAGACCAGGCTCGGCTGACGCGTGTGCAGACTCAACAATCTCGTGCCAAAGATCTTGGGCACTAACCCACTCTTCTACAATGGGCTCTTTGGCATCTACAGGGAAACGCAGTTGTGTATCATCACCCCCTCGGACTGCGCGCATAAATTCCTCGCTTAAGCGAATTGAGATGTTTGCGCCTGTCACACGTGTCAGATCTCTTTTAATCTTAATAAAATCTCTAATTTGTGGATGGTGTACTGAGAGAGAAATCATCAGTGCACCACGTCTGCCGCCTTGTGCTACTTCACGGCATGAATTTGAAAATCGGTCTAGGAAAACTTCCAATCCAGAAGTTGTTTTTGCTGCATTAGACGTAGCAAGATTCTTTGGTCTAATATTTGAAACATCAAAACCTACGCCGCCGCGGCGCTTCATGATTTGAACTTGCTCTTGATCAGTCTTAAGAATCCCACCGTAACTGTCTTCTGGCGAAGCAATTACAAAGCAGTTTGAAATAGACTGTATCTGATAGTCATTTCCAATGCCGCTCATAGGAGAACCTTGAGGAACAACATATTTAAAGTCTTTAAACAAGCTGTAAACTTCTTCTTCGGTCATTGGATTTTCATATTTCTGCTCGATGCGAGCAAATTCTTTAGCAAGACGCTTGTGCATATCATCCGGGTCTGATTCTAGATAATTCCCTTCAGAGTCTTGCAAAGCGTATTTTCCTGCAAAAACACTTGCAGCTAATTCATCGCCTTGGAAATAGTTTGTAGATGCTTTTAAAACTTGTTCATGTGTATATGTCATAATATTCTCTCTTACTTGCTTGCAGTGATTTCTTTCCATTTAGATTTTAACATGTCTTTTGTTCCCGTATTATGAGATTCATAAATATCTACAAGTGACATCTGACTTGGATCATCAATTACTTCTATTCTTGATCTTGCTGTATCAATTCTAATTGGAAAAAGAATACCGTCTTTCCCAGCACGATTTTTTGCAACAAAAATTCTGCCCATGCCAGTGGCTTTTTCTGTGGGTTTTCTTGATATTGATACAACAATATCAGCAACCATAGCTTTTCCATAAGCTTCTGACATATTTTCAAGTCCGACAACTTCTGAATTTGAAGCGTCTCGATTGGCTTGCGATGCTGTCCAAACAGGAATATTCATTTCCATTGCAAGATTTCTAAGCTCCTCGTAAACCAACTTAAGCTCATGACGAAGTGAGTCAAATTGTCTTGTAGACCTCATAATATCCGCATAGTCAATAACTATTAGCGAAGGAATAAAGTCTTTCATTGCTAACTTTTCAATATGATTTCTAAGTGTCACAATGCTTGCAGTTCCGGTCGGGTACTGCTTAATAATTAGTCTACCGAAGTCGTTTTGTTCATAGTGTGTTAACACTTTTTCTTTATTGTCGATAATATCTGAAGAAGATATTCCTGTGAGATTACTATCGTATCTAATACCTACTGCAGTTTCTGAAAGCTCAAATGTGTAATGAATAACATTCTTTCCGCGCTTAAGTGCCTCAGCACCCATTGCAACAAGCCAGTGTGATTTACCTACACCTGTAGGCGCAACTACCACACCAATCTCGCCTCTAGAAAGACCACCGTTAAATACGTCTTTTGCATCGAGATGATGAATACCAGTAGGGCAACAGATTCTGTTAATCTTGGCAAATCTTGCTTCGTGATCTTTAAAGAACTCGTGACCAACAGAAGAACCACTACCTTTTGATACAGCATCTTTCATAATATTTAAGACGCCTTCGTAGTTTTCTGCCTGAATAGCTTTGACACTTTCTTCGAGTGCCTGTTGCAAGACTTGCTTTTTGCAGAAATCAAGTGTTTTTTCTTTTACATACTCTAAATCACCTAACTCAGGAGAAGACTTAATTCTAGAAAGAAACTCAATGACTTGACCTTTTAGAATTACATCGTCGCCTTCAGTTAATTCATCTTTAATAATAGAGACAAGAATATTCATAGTAGGAAAGCTTTTGTACTTCAAGTAAAAGCCAAAAAATCTGTCACACAAATACTGAAGATATTTTAATTCAAAATAATCGTGTGTCATTACTTCAACCATTTGAGTTGCCCATTGCTGGTCTCTCATCAGTGATTGAAAGATTTTTTCTTGAAAGTCTTTTCCGTACTTAGAAAAGTGATTTTCATAACTCATTTAATTGTGCCCTTTTTAAGATTTTTTAGAAGATAACTCCATCTTTGGATATCAATTGAAGTAATAGTTGATTCCTTTAAGATTTTGTGTACACCTATATTATCCCATGCAGGAGCAAAATTTTCAATATCACTTTCAATCTTTTGAATCTGAGAAATGCTTAAATTGTTAGAGTCTAGCAGCACAAGCTGTATGTTTCTTTTAATGAGCTTTTCTTCATTCACAATATTAGAAAATATTTTGGGACTCTTGCTTGTGATCATAGACTTTGCATCTGCGACTAAGTCTGAGAGTATGTATTCCGATCCCTCTGTGAACTTCTGAAACCTCTTAGAAAGAGACTTATATCCTACACCTTTAATACCGGGAATGTTATCTGAAGTATCTCCTGCAATGCTTTTTGCCAAGTAAAAATTAGCAGGATGAATTCCAAATCTCTCAATTACTTTTTGCTCATTAACAAAATTCTTTAAAGTTGGAGACCATATAATAGTCTTTTCATCAATCAGTTGATAGAAGTCATGATCTGAAGAAATGATAATCTTATTTTTATCTTTTAGCAGATACTTGCACATATATCCGATGGCATCATCAGCTTCGGCACCCTCAATATAAGTCTGACAAACTGGCGTTTTAGAAAGTAGATTGATGAGAGTTTTTAGTTGATAGTTTCTGTTTTGATAAGTTGAAGGAATATCGTCTTCGTAGTATCTGTTTAAGTTTTGAGGTTTTGATTTTTGCTTATAATCTTTGTAAAGACCTCGCTTTTTTACAGACCCACCCCCTTCCCAAACTACAACAATTCCTTCAGGCTTACATTTTTCTACAAGGCGCATCATAGCATTAAAAAATCCCACAACTCCTCCAACGTGCTCACCGTTTTCAGACATTGCAGGATTTGCCATAAAGTGCCTTGTAAACAGATTTAATCCGTCTACAAGTATGACTCTATTTTTATACATCTACATCTAGATCCATTTCTAATTCGCTAGCAAGAGCTTGGACTTCTTCATAAGACTCAGAATCAATATCTACGCCTTCGATCGATCCTAACTTCTTAGCCATAGCAGCTTCTGTCAAAATATCTATAGCCTCAGTCCATTCAGGATCTTCACACAATTCATTAAAAGCAGCCTTTCTAAACTTTTTATCTGCAACTAATTCACCAGTTCTTGTGTCAACAATAGTAATTTCCTTCCAGCCACCTGTTCCAGAGATTTTATAGAGAAGATTATCAACTATTACGTCATTGCTGGCACAGTGCTTTCTGAGTAGATCAAAAAGTTCTTCGTGTTCAACAATACCTTTTCCAAAGTGAATCTGAAAGTGAGACTTTCTAAAGGGTGGTGCTACCTTATTCTTAACAGTCTTCGCCCAAACTTGAATACCGATAACATCATCCCCGTCTTTGATTTGCTGTCCTGCGCCCAGTTTGATTCGTATAGATGAGTGAAAAGGTATTGCCTTACCGCCGGGTGTAGTATCAGGATCTCCATACATGACTCCTACTTTAGTTCTAATCTGATTAAGAATAACAAATAAGCTGTTAGTTTGTCCAATAACGCCTGTGATCTTACGCATTCCCTTAGAAATAGCTCTTGCTTGTAATCCAATACTTTCTTTGTCATAGTCACCTAAAAGCTCTGCTTTAGGAGAAGACGCAGCAACAGAGTCCCAAATAACTGTCACAGGAACATCTTTGTCAAGTGCCTTTGCCTTAAGAATAGTCTTTTCTGCAATTGACAAAACTTCTTCTGTACAGTGTGTATCAACATAAACAAATCTTTTAGATACATCTACACCTAACATCTGGAGGTTTTCTACAGCTGTGGCATTTTCTGTGTCTATATAAACAACAATTCCTCCCATTTTCTGGGTGCTTCTCGCAATCTGCGTTGCAATATGAGACTTTCCAATACTTGGTGGCCCAAATATTTCTACAATTCTACCCTCAGGAAGACCACCATTTTGCTTATTTGAGCAGATCCAGTCAAGCATGCGTGAACCGGTGCTAATCCACCGCTTAACATGAGTTGGACTTTCGTCTTCAGCAAGATTATAAGCAACTCTAGAACCTTGCTCTTTATTTAAAGACTTGATTAAGTCTTTGGTAAAATCATCATTTTTCATTTATACTCCTTGGACTTTTACATTTTACTGCAAGTCAGTCTTTGTTTACAAAAATGGCGGGCAATTATTTTGCCCGCCAAAAGCACATTTTTTATAAATTTTAGTCCATCAAGTCAGCAAACGCATCGTCAAGACTGTCATAGTTTCCAGAAGAAGTGTCATTATCTGATGAAGAAGCAGTAGAAGTTGGGTGTTCTGTACCCTCACTAGAGACTGATTCATCGTCGCCATTGATCCAGCGCTCAAGAATTCCAGATAATTCATCATAAGACTTGAGCGTATAAAGATCTTCAACAGATGGAATATTCTCTAGCCATTCTTTTGATTGCTTGCTGTTTGTAGAAAGCTTGGTAGACTTTCCACGAGGCATAACATCAGTCATAGCGTACTTCTTGCCAGGAGGCTTAGTACAGACAACCTTGATATCTCGACCTTCGAGAGGATCAGTAATGTCACCGTAATCTTCATCAAGCATGATAGAAAGAAGCTTCTGGTAAACTGTCTTTCCAAAAGACCAAATCTTTACGCCTTCATCTTCTTGTCCACGGACGACAACAGCAGCGTAAGTACGCAT